GGCGCAGCAGCAAATTCAAAATCGTAAAGTTGTCCATTATTTCCAGGTTCAACAGAAACAAATCCTGTCCAAAGGTGGGAGTGACCACCATCTGTGGCAGTATGGGTGTGTGACGGCAACTCTGTGTTCGTGAGGGCATGGGCTTCCTCGCCACCAAGCGAACCCATAGAGTATATGCCAAGCGAACTGATGAATGTAGGTTCTGTTTCTATTGCGTTGTCGCTCAACCCAACGCTGTTGCTTCCAAGAGCAAACCGTCCGCGCAGATCGGGTGTCCTGAAGTGGAGCATTGCCACTTCCGTAACTGTGAACGTGGTTGCGGAACGTGGTTGTCCGTTTGCCTGCCATATGCGATAATTGGCATTGGCATTTGCAGCGTTTCCTGTCTTTAGTATTGCGTTTTGATATGTGAACCGACCACCCGTGTACTTGGGAATCACGCTCAACTGCAAGTACCGAACAGATGCAGTCGGCAGGGCAACCACCACTGCGCGAATATCGTCGTTTGAGCCTTGAGCGTAAGGACCGCTTCCCTGCCACGGATCGCTTGCGTTCTTGAAGTGAACAATATCATTCAGTTCAACCGAAGCGTATCCTGCTCCCGTGATACCCACAACGTACCCGTACATGGGCACCTGATCGCCGTCTGTAAAGCACAGTTTGGTGTACAGTTCAGGATAATCTACGCGATTGTACGTGGCTCCATTGCACGCAAGCCACGTGTCGGGAATAACCGATCCAGCAAATGGCATGATTGTGCCTACAGGCTGAATTTCGTCTATTGCAACAGTGGACGAGCCACCAATCTGCGTGCCCAAGAAGTTGTTAAGCACGTAACTGTTAGCCCTTACCTTTGTGAGCACTGGCTTTACAACAGAGCCAATGGTGCTTGGAGGCATTATGTCAAGGCTTCCGCCCTTTACAGCAGAAAGGAAAAGAACAGGTGAAGCAGACAGTCCAGAAAGAGTTGCAAGATCAACAACACCGCTATAAGTCAGTTGAAAGTTGTTTGAGTCTGTAACCAAATTTACAACACCGACCACCTCAGCGTTTATAGCGGAATCGGCTTTGGCGTAGGTAAACCCGCGAGCCACTGTATCCCACCGCAGCACATCGCCAGCAGTAAATCCGTGAGATGCCTGTGCTATGGATTCGCTGATGGTGCGTGTGCTTGCTACGCCGCCTTGTAATATTAGTGATGATGCCATGTGTGTCTCTATGCTTGTATTATCGGAGTTCTGACCATGTTGTTGTTGATGTAGTAGCATTCAACACAGTTATAGTAACTCTGTAATAATGATTTGGAGGAACTATGAAAGAAGCATTAGCAGCCATGCTATTAGTAGCAGTAATTGCAGGAGACGCATTTCTCTCTGACGCTACTGCGACATATGTTCCTGCTGCACCTGCCGATCCAGTATTAGGAGCAACTTCAGCGAGAACTTGAATTGCGGTTGGCGAGGTTGATAAAGTGCTAATGTTAGAGGTAACCGATACCATTATTGGTTTTGTGGTGGTGTTTTGATATCCAGTTCCAGAAATTCTGTCGGTATTAGCAATCACACTCCAAGTCTGTCCAATACCTGGAATTTGAGCGACAATTGCAGAGTCAAATCCGTCCACGTATCCTTTAGTGGTGAGTGTCGTTGCCGCATCAGTGCTCACCGTAGCCGCACTGGTTGCCTTTGCAGACAGTGCAAGAGTGATGCCGCTTATGGTGCCGTTTACGTCAAGGGTAGTGGTTGGGGTCTTCCCTACCCCCAAGTTTCCTGACAAGAATGTGACGGGAACCGCAGGGGATGCTGGTGCCACAATTTTCAACACATCAGTCAACGTAACCGCAGAGTTTACGGTAGTATTGTTGTCAGAAGCCGCTCGCCAAATTAGACTTGAATGGGTTCCATCACTGCCCATCACAAGTGCACTACGATCATGCGTTCCTGTAAAACTGCTGATGTACGCATTGCTGTTGGTTCGGTTTGGACGCACACCCCAACCAATCACCAAGTTTCCAGTGTTTTGGTCAGAACCAATTACTACACGGGAAGACGCCGTAAGACCGTCTTGCAGATCGGGTGTGTCGCGCATCACGATGAGGTCTTGACCAGGAGGTGTACCCGTAAAGGTGCTTCCTACACGCATCCACCCCGTAAGGTCAAGCGGAGCAAGAATCCTGTTGCCTTGTCCAACAGCGGAAAAATCTGTATATGAAGTGTCGCCTATTCCCACATTTCCGCGCTTGGATCCCTTGCTGGTGGTAAACGTTCCTGAGTTACCTGTGGCAATGGTTATTGACTTGTGACCTGTTGTGGTGGTGTTGTACACGCCAATATCAAGATCACCAGTCACTCCCGCATTTAAATTCTTGATAAGGGAATTTGAAAGATCAATCACAACTCCCTCTGTCAATGCAATCTGATCACCACGATACGAATACAGGTATCCGCTTGTGGAACTGGTTGCCATGAACAATGGTTTTCTAATCGCACCAGGAGATGATGGAACCCCCATACCAAATGAAGAGGTTGCGCTTTCAAAGGCATTGGTAGTTGAAACACAATTTTCCTGCAACCAATATTGTTCACCTGAATCCAACCCCGAAAGCCCATCAAACCATCCATCCATGAGTACGTCAAATTCTCTGTATGCGGTTGCTCCATCTGGACCTGTAAACACTGGCAGGTCAACGTTTATGACCATTCCTGCAACTTCTGCTTCTTCTGGAGTATTTGCCTGCGAACGAACGTATACACCACCCGGATACGTACCCGTAAGTGATGTTCCCCCGCCAGTATTATACGTAAGAGTTCTGTTCGGACTGTATTTTTGGAACCGAACGATATCGCCCTTTTTAAATTGGTTGACTTGCTTGATTCGGGTGGCAACAGTGGAGGCAGTGGAAATGGTCAGAGTGGATGTGAGTAGACCGCCAGTAAAAGGCAAGACAATAGCAGACTGCGTACCAGTAGCAATAAGAACTGCTTTGTGCACGTTGCCTGCTATTAGTGGTTGAACGGGGGTTATTCTACCTGAACTATTTGGAGATAGGTAATAGGTAGTTCCAGGTGTAAGACTGGGATTTGTATTTTGATCTATCACTACTCCATTCCCACCCGCTTCACCATTTCCAAAAATTCCAAATATCTCACCTATAAAAGTCAACTCAAAATTATGAGTATCAAATACAGCGGACACTATTCCGATTACTTCTGCATTTTCTGCCGTATCTGCCAGTGCTGCCTCATAGTTTGTGCCATTAAAACGAACAGGCATTCCAAACCGAAGATTGTGACTCGTCTGCCTGATGGTTTTCCTGTTTGCGCCGTCCTTTACATTAAGGAACGGACGAGAACCGTAAGTAGTCCCGTTCAGAACTTCGGCAAACACAGTGGAACCAGCAGGAGCGTATCGCGACAGCGACACAACTGAATTCACTCCTGTGCCATTCGTTAGGTCTACTTGAAGACCGTGTGCGCCATCTGCGTTTCCGTCCAAACGCACACCTGTGCCGTGAATAGGCAACACACCGCCATTGTTTGGATACAGACCTGCGCTTGCACCACATAGACCGATGTGGGCATTGGAACCCCAAACTCCAGTCAAGCCCTGAACACGGGTTGCTCGCCACAACCACGCTGCGGTATCGCCTCCAGTACCACGATTAAGCAGCAAACCACCGCCACCAGCAGCATTAATTGTGTTGTCGTTGTTGGTTGACGGTCCTGTTGCACCAAGAACAAGGGAATAGTCGTCAATGGTTACGTTATTTGCATTAACAGTAAAAGTTTGAGCATTGAATGTCACATCACCATTGAATGTTACGCCGCTTGAGAACACAACAGGCTGTGCAAACGTGACACCCTTGCCCACGTTGTCTGCAATTTGTGCCTGAAATGTTCCGCCTTCAGAAAGAGTCAGTGTAATAGACGATGAACTGACACCATCGTAAACTTTTAGTTTGTTCAGTTTGAATGTCTGTGTGTTTGTGGTGTCACGCCAAACATTGAACGTATCGCCCAATTCCACTTCGGGGATGATGTACGTATTTGAATTTGGTCCAGTGCTTGCTGCCATGTGTTATTCACTCTTCTGGGGTGTTGTCAATGCGCGCTTTACGGCTTCCAATTCCGTTTTCAGAGTATTTATATCGGCTTTCAGGGACTGTATCTCCTGCATCACCGTTCTTCGGGTCTTGAACTCTGCCACAGCAGCAGGATCGTGTAGTATCAGTGCTCCACCCCGAGTGTCACGGATATAACGGGATACGCTCATACAGTCCTGCTGAAACTGATTGCCTTGATGTTACGGACAGCGGGCGTGTTGTAGTACGACGGATCCTGCACATCACTGATGATGTCCACCCGAACCTGATACGCCTTGAAATCGGTATCCAACGGCAGATTGCTCTTGTAGTATGCCGTGCGGAAATCAATTTCTGAAACGCTTGTGAACGGCTTTTCAGGCTTTATCGGATCGCGTGGTGTGGGTGACACAAGCGGAACAAGTGTCCACGGTTTTGTAAATATGTCAGTCTCGCCGTTTGCGCTGTAGCGGCACCACACCTGCACACCTGTTCCGCTTGGAAGGTTTGCATCAAGAAGCACTGCAATTCCGTTGGAAACAAGATCCTCTGGAAGTTCCACAACCCGAGACACGTATCGTGAGGATACAGGTGGCTCAGTTGATGGGGTTTGGAACATCTTTACCGCAACCGCGTACATTGCCTGCGTGTCAATCACAGGCGATACGGCAAATCCTGCGGTAAGGGTGTACACGATGTCAGGTGATGTTCCAAACAGGGTCTTCAGGTAGATTGCGTCGTTATTTTTGAATGCAACTTCGTCAATTCTTCGTGAGACAAGCGCACTGGTGGTGATGAGTTCTGGAGCGTAGATTTTTACAATCTGTGCCCCAACTACATTTCCAACACTGCTCCATGTCACTGTTCCGCTCGGAGAAGTGAACTCGCAGCGGTTCACCGTGAACATAAGATCCGTGATATTGTCCTGAACGGCAGGACCGAATCCCTGTGGGCTGTACAGGGTTCCAACCAATTGGTTGTTGCCTGCACGACCAGATGTTGCAGAGGAGTTGGATACTGCATTAATGGCAGACTCTGCTGCAAACAAGGTGTACTTTCCGCTGTTTGTAAGAATGCAGATAGACCATTCACCTGGTTCAAGGTACACGGGCGTACTGAACGTAAATACTGTGCCTGTGGGCGACGAATCTGCATTTACCTCTGACGGCATCAGAGTAACTGTACTGAAAGGCACCACCACAGATGGTGAGGGATATCCGCCCACAGTGGGACGGATCTGCACCGTAACAGGCAGTGTATCGTCCTTTTCAGAGAAGAACAGGGTCACGCTGCTGATGAACGCACCGTCAGGAGTGGTCTTCTTGTCCACAAAGAATGTCTGTGACAGCGGATCGCTCCAATGGGTATTTTCCACAGAGTCAATGTCACGGTTGAATGGATCCTTTGCGATTGCCTCGCTACCCGTGGTTTGACGGCGGAACTCTGGTGGACGGGTGGAATACGAACCAGAATCACGCTGCTCCAATATGCCTGTGCAGTGGTATACCGCATCAGCGGCAACAGTATTGCTAGCATTTGAAATACGAACCGTTCGGGAACCTGCCAAGAACCTCTGTGCGGGTACGTCAAATGTTACCCCTATAGTGGTGCCATCGTCACCAACCACAGAACCGTTCTCGTTTGTACGGATTCCGCTCTTGATTACCTCGCCATCAATATAAAGAGCAAGATCACTCATGTTGGGCTTCAACCCGTGAACGGTAGCAACCACTCCAGACCGAGCAGCAATATAAGGAACCACGCTCCGATCAACAACACGAGATCCAACGTTGTAACGCACCCGATTCTTCAATTTTCGTGCCCGAATGAACTTGCCTGTCTTCTGATCCACAGATTCAACTGTTCGGGAAGTTCCAATCTTCACGTTTCCTGAGTTGAAAGAGGGAACAGCAGAGGCAGAACTGCTGTGCGGAACGCTGACGATCCTTTTTTGAATGTCGTCCTGCTCCTCCTCCACTTCCTCTATGCCCGTCCAAATGCTGTCCCAAGAGTTCCATTGGGTTCCAAATCCATTGCTATTGTTTGAATTTGCAGATATCCAATTGTCGTTTTCCATCAGCGCATTTGTCTTGATTACAGGTCTGTAATTGTAATCATAAAGAGGCTCAACCGTGCGACTGAGGCTCATAAAGCCCAACCAATTCACGGTGTTTGACGGATTGATCGCAACTGTCTTCGTGTACTGCGTATTCTCAACATGGGGTGTTTCCGTGTAGTTGAGCATAGCAATCCCGTCAGAGGTCACAACAGTATCAGCAGACACCTGTGGTTGAGGAAGGGTGAGCGGCGTTTCTGTAAAGAATGGACGCAGTTCTCCACGCTCGTAGTCAACTGAACACGAATATGCTGTATCGCTTACATCTGCAACAGAGTGCCCGTAGAACTCGTCAGAGAAAATGGATGTCTTTAAAGGTTCCATTTGGTCAGAACTGTCGCGCAAAGACGTTGACTCTGCTTCAAGTTCTGATAGTGAAAGTTTTGCAAAAACCTCCACCTCGTCCACTCGCTTTTGAATCTTGCCAATGTCGCCCATTGTGTACCGCTTGTTTTCCACAGCAGTGACAACCACATCAGAAGCGTTGTGAGTGTACGCAGGAACAGTTACAGTGGCAATAACCAATGCGTCTTCTGGATCAGGAGGCGCAATAGGTGCCAAGTCAGGAGTTCCTGTCACAAAGAAGAACAGCGGAGATCCGTCTTCAGGATCTGCCTTCACGCACAACTTGTCTACACGGGGAAGATAGTGGGTATACGTAATTTCTGCATCCCTTGCGGAACTGAATTCTGCCCTGCCGTACGGCTTGAGCATAGGTGTGGTTGCAGTAAGCCCACTGCGTCGGAAGTCTAGGCAATTTGCAAGCGATACAGTCTTTCCGCTCTTGCGATCTGTATACAGCGGAATCTGATCATACGGAATATCAGGATACGAATGCTTGCCGATAAACGGAGCGCACGCCAAGCCTCCGTGCTGAAAATACCTATACGCGATGGTCAGAGTAACCTGCTCCAAACCATTTCCAGAAGAATACCTGCCCTCGTTGGTCAGTGATTCTTTCACGTAAAGACGGGAGAAGTCGTAATGGGTATCCCGTTGCCCGTCGTCCAATTCAAAATCATTTGTGTAATCCACACCGTTGGCAGTAACGGAGACTATGGAATACACATCGCGGTTTGCAAGTAAGAAATACCGCCGCCCGTTTTCGTCAACCACATTAGTGAAACTAGGGGCTGTTTGCTGACTATCGGTAGAGACTTTTGTCCTGTAGGTGCTGGAAGCAGTGATTGATGGAGTGTACTCCAAAGGACAAACTGCCTGAATTGTTCCTGATTGGAATTGCGCAGGTGCAAAAGGAATCTCTATAGTCAGTGTAGAACGCTCTGAATTGGTGTAGATTCGTGCACCATTTGCAAACGGCTTCATTGCCAACGAAGCATCGGTTCCAGTTGATTTTATGAAGGTTACGTCCTGAAGATCGCTGCTGTTTGTCTCGTTTCCTGTTCCGTATTGCAAAAAACGGAAAACAGAACTTCCAACTGCGCCAACACTATTGGCAAAAACATCTCTGCTAATAACGTACTTTGTGACTGTTCCTGTTGTTGTAACAGTTACAGGTGTTTCACGATCACTAATAAGTTTGCCAATAATTTTTGCAGACTGAACGGTATCTACTGCGTAACCTGGTTCCATCGGGAAAACCAATGACGAGTAGTCGGTAAGAGAAGAAACAAATTTCGCATTGGGCGCAGATGGAATAAACGGCGAAACAGTTGTGCCTGTCGTGTTCAGGTATATGCAGCCAGATACGCCGTTAGACACGTTTCCGCTGATGCCATAAAGGTACAGATCGTATTCGTATCCAATCCTGGCTGTGTCGGATGTGTTTTCCTCAATAGGATTTGGTATTGCGCCGTGAACATATCCCGTGGCAATCACAGAGTTAGAAGAGTCAAAAAACCGAACAGCAGCAGAGCCTGAACCAATAGTCACTGAATGTTCAGCAAAAGACAATCCAAAATTTGCGTCTGAAGACATGAGAACGCCAACTTTGTTGCCTGTTGTATACGGGAAAACTGCCCGATTCTCTGTTTGTGTTGTTCGTGCCTTGTTGAATGGAACAGTTTGCGGATACTGATTTTCTACTTCGTATCCAAGAACGTACGCTTTTCCACCAGAAATAGAAGCGTTCAAGATAGTGGAAGAGTTCGGTTTGATCACTACATCAAAAGGCTTGACGGTGTACGAGCCAGACTCGTCATATGTTCGGCGGGCAAGTGCCTTTTCAATATCGCCGTATGTGACCCGATCAATCTTCTTTGTTATCTTGCCATTTTCAAATCGTAGAAGTTCTACAAAGTCATTTGGTGTCTCGTCCAAGTCTGCCTGACCGAGCGACAGAATTATCTTGTAGCGATCTGCACCTGGAGCATTATAGTTGTACGAGCCAATAGAAGGATCACGAAGAGTAGAGTCTTCCTGCTCTGTTACCGAATCCCTATTAACGTAGAATCCAACCTTCTTTGACAGGACAGTGAAGTCATCAAAAGACAGATCCCTGTATCCATCAGTTATTGTGAAAGGCGAGTAGTGCTGTGTCTGAACCCGAACAAAAAATCCATCAACGTAAAAAATACCGTCTGATACGCTTACTACTTTGCATTCGCCGCTTGTCTGAGTGGAAGAAGTAACTAGACCCGTTATCTCCAAGTCTTCTTTTGTAAATGTGAGAGTTCCGCTGAATGCCGAACCCGAAGTAAAATCCACCACAAGAATAAGTTTATTATCTGTGTCTGGATCTGGCTCCAAGTAGTGAACAATCCGTGCAGAGTTGCCTGAAGAGTCCGTCAGTGTTCCGCCAACAAAAGTTTCGTAATCCGTCACGCCTTCTATGGCGGTGCCAACTCCCGCATCAACCATGATGTACTGTGAGTTTCGGACGCTTATTCCGCCCCCTACAATCCGTGATCCGTCTTTGAACAGGTGGTCGCCTACGCGAGAAACCTGATCCTGAAGGATGGATTGCAGTTGGGTTAGTTCACGCGCCTGAAGCGCGTAACCGGGCTTGAACAGCACACGAAGAAACCCCTTATTCGCATCAAAATCGTCGTAGTATGGATTGATATTGAAGATGCTTGGATCGTATGCCATGTGTCCCTCTTAGAAGCCCAGGCGCAGGCGGAATTCCTCTTCTTGCCCTATTGTTCTAGCAATTGGGCGAACATTGGATATGTATAAGACTTCTCCAGACGTTCGGTCAATCTGCGGAGCCTCCACAGACGACACTATGTACTCTTTTATTTGTGTTCCTGTCAAGCCGTCCGTTGCCACGCTCTTGAATGCTCCAAGAACGTCTGTAAGATACAGTCTCCCGTACGAAGGGTTGATGTATTCCCAATCAAACACTGTACCACTTGCGTAGTTTCCAATGGAACCGCTGATGCCCTGCTGCACAAACTCACCGTTGGAGAACGACGAAGGCAAAATAGGAGCGGATGTGGTGTCAGTGCCTCCGCACACGCCACTGATGCTGCTGTTCACGTTCAACACATGAAGACCTCTGTATGAAGGTGTTTGATCCAAGTCAAAATAAGCACCACCAACATCAACCACCCTGTACAACTTTTGGTTTCCACCGCGAGTGCGGAAAGACGCAGAGTTTACTCCGGTTTGAGTAATCCACACAGATTCGCCGTATCGTGGATGTACAGCGGTAACGCTTGCTGTCACACCTGAACGGGTGCCTTCCATAATCAACCCGTCCACAAAACCACCACCGCTAACCAAGCGAACAGAAACAACAGGTGAACCTGATGAATAGTTAACGACTGTACCCTCCACATTAAGGTCAAATCCGTAGTTGCTCGTTCCCACAAGGGTTCCAGCAGGAACGGTTTGCCGAACTGTTTCTCCCACAATAAATGGAGACTGAACCGCACCAACAGTCAGATCGTAGTCATTTATCCTATCCTGACGCGTGATGAACTTGCCTGATGTGTTTAGTGTCTTCAGCACCACAGAAGATGAAGTCGTGGTTTTTACTTCCAATGGTTTTGCGGACGCATATGTTTCCGTTCCAATCACTATATTAGAAACACCGAGGTCAAAGTCTCCGCTGTCGTAAATGCCATCGGTTGAAATAAGAGTCATGTCGCGGTAATTGAAGTTTTCCTTGCCTGCAATCCTTCCGCTGCCGTCATTGAGTACAGGGTTCTTTATTATGCCAAACTGCCTGTAGTTTCCGCCACCACGAATAACTTGTGCATCGTACTCATCTATTTTGGTTATGATGAGAACGTCCTTTACATTCAGTTCTTTCAAGATATTGCTACCGTGACCTCCCTTTGGAGAGAGGACAGGAGTGATCGTTGGATGCACTGTTACAGCAGTCTTTGGGCTTACAATACGAGCAGAAACTTTTGAGTAGTTTCTCCCGCCGCTAACAACGTCCATTCGCGATACAGTCTTGTTACTGTTCATCACAGGGAAAGCGTACGCTCCGCTGCCGTCACCAACAATCTTTACGTAAGGCAATATCTGAACAGAACAGAACTGCGACGAGTTTACGCTTGGGGTGAGAGTAAATGGCAGAGCGTCATCTTCAACAACAAAAGTTACTTCTTGTGGAGAAGAGGTTATAGAAGCACTTACTATAACACCATAGTTGTTTACTTCTTTTGGATTAATCGTGCTATTGTTGACACGCATCACATATCCCACGCAATCAGTTATGCTTGAAAGCGACGACAAAAGAGCGTAAGAATTTGATTCTGTTACTTTTATCGTCTTTCTTGTAGGAATTGTTGTGCTTGGAGTAATTGATGCCACATTGAGTACCCATGCAGTAATTGGACTGCTAGTTGATCGGTCAACCGTATTAGGATAGACACCTGCGGACGCACCTGCTGCGTTTACAGTGGTCATTCGGGTAATGGAAGCGTTTACAGCGTCAACCTGCGCATTCCATTGCGTTTGTGTTTCTGTATCTGTAGAGGTTACCGCAAAATCAACAGGAACATAATCCGTCAACTCGTACGGCAGATCACTTTCCCGAACAGTAGCCAAGTATTGCCACGTGTACCCATCCGAAAGGGTAAATGGAGTGGTTACAACCAAAGACGGCTTGACCGTTGATGTCCCGCCGCTGTTGTTGGACAGGCACTTGTATATCTTGTTCTCGTCTGTAACCACATAGAAGATTTGCGGATCGTTTTCGCTGAACAGTTCGGTCGTATCACTGTATTGGTCGTAAACCGTGCCGCTTATCCACTCGTAACGAGGAAGAGCAAACAGGACATTTTCGGGCGACAGTTTCTTGTATCCAATGATGTCGTTCATTATCTGATACTCGGATGCCACAGAATCCGTGTACGCAGGAGGACTGCTCTCGTTTGCCCAAGTGGTGCCCTTGCCTATGAACAGGAAATACTGATTGTCATTGCGCTCAAGTTCCGCAAGGAAACTCTCCGCATACGACCGCTCCATAGATGCCTTGATGTAACTGCCCATGTATTTCCCCTTTAAGCGTATGTATCGCTGCCAAGCACAGTCCCGTCAGAAAGCCGAGTGCCTGCGGACTTGTAGACTGTCTCATTCATAGCAAAGAACCTGTTGAGGGTGATGCCAGAGAACTCTGCACCCTTTGGAATAGTGTCTAGACCGTTTGTGTTTGGGTGTGGCTGTATGCCCCAATACGAAATCCCTGCAAGATACGCACTGTTGTGGGATGTCTTGAACGCGTCAGGCATTTTGGTTTCAAGGGCGTATTTGCGGGACAGGTATCCGTACACGATCTGCCGCTCCTCTTCGGATAGTTTGCGGTTAAACACGATTACTTCAGACACCACACCCGCAAACGAAAACGACGGGTTGGTGGTGTTGTTTGTGAGATCGTTAACCCATGTGGTATTGGGCGCAGTTTGGGTGCTCTCAGCGTTCAGGCGCACGTACGCGCCCATGCGAGCCAAGTCTATGGGCGCAGAGTTGTACTGCTCCTGTGGTGCGGCAAATGCAGATTCCTGAGATGTTGAGAACTCTTCAGCCATCTTTAGACTCCATACCTGTTTCGGAGAACATTGAAATTCTGTTGAATCTCTACATCACTCAAATATCTGTTGTATATCATTAGATTAGATACTCGTCCTTTAATAGTTGAAGCGTTTGATGCTCCAAGAACAAAAGTGCTGCTTTGACCCAATGGAGTGGTAGTTTGATTCGGACCTCCTGTGCTTATATTTGTAACATTTCTCCAAATTTGCCTGTCTGCTGTTGAGTTATTGAATCTGAATGTACACAGAACCCATCCTTGAGCAGTGAACTGACCTCCGTATGTGTAGTAGTCATTTGTCCCACTATTCAAATACAACAGCGAGTTGTTTCCTTGAGAATATTCAACCCACAAGCCAGAGTTAAGACCACTAATAAAAACCTGTGATGGTTTAGTTGTAATATTGATCCACCCCTGAACAGTCCATACTTGCTGCATCTGCGACTGATTTAGCGGATTTGCAAAAGTAACATGATCATTTATACCATCAAAAACAAAAGCACCTGAGTTTTCATTGCTGTATTGCACTCCACCAACAAGAGTTCCGTTATTTCCTTGTCCACTCAAATCAAACCACGTGGTTCCGCTTCCAGGATATGAAACTGTATTTCCAGCATCCAACCACATCACCAAACCATTTTTGATCAGGTAATCATCAGAATTGGGCGTATTCACAGCAGCAATCCGCCTGCCGCTTGCAAGAGAGTAGTTCTTGGACTCGTCCCCATTAAGGAACGACTCTATGCGCCGCGACGAGTCCCGCCGCCACTCGCCAACGGCTACACCAAAGCACACGCCTGACACATGGGGATCGTAGGCTATGGTGTTCTGCTGCACGCCTGTCTTGGATCCTGATGGGCGGAAACCCACCAATCCGCTTGGTGCAACCGATGGATACAGGAGAGAGCCGTTGGGAAGAACTCTGTAGTATGCGGAGTTTGCAAGTGCAGTATTGCGATCAACAGGATTGTAAGAACGGTGATACAAAACGGTGTCGTCACGGCGATACGCGGTCAATCCCGCATCAGACGAGAACAGCCCCAATCCCTTGTCGTAGCCGTCAACCGTGGGGCGCATCACCACAAATATGTCTGCCTCATCTGGCAGATTAAGGGGATTGGTCAGATATAGGTGCTGACCTGTGAGTATGCGCTCCGCAGTGGTTCCTGCGCCGTGCGTGTTGCCCATCTGTATCCATTGGGCAAGGCTTGCTCCGTTCCATACCGTTGTGGGTGCGTATAGTACACCGCCATTGAAACACACGCCCGTGGGTCCAGCAAGCGAACCAACCGAAAGCACAGGGCGCAGTTTGTCTATGGTGACTCCCGCAGACGCGTAGCCGCTCCCGTTGAACCGACCCCACGTGGGCGGCAGGGCGTGGTTTTGGAACGGTGACGCATCACGCCATACGTCTGCGCTCCTGCCGTTTGCAACTGATCCACACACACCAATATTCTCTGGTCGCAGCCACAATGCCAAACCGCGAATGTGTGAGGGGTCAAGGGCTGTTTCCTTGTTGCTGCCTGATGCACCGTTGTCCCACCACGCAGCAGTGCTGCCCAACGGGGAACCTGTGGGGTTGTGTGAAGTAATCCCGTGTTCGTTTGCAACGGTAAATGTGTATCCCAAACCTGAATCAACAAACAGCGATCCAAGGGGCGCAGTTGTGCCGTCGCGACCCACTTCAGTAGTGGAACCAATATACGGATTGTAGCCTAGCGGATAGTAGTCGCCTGTGTTTCCGTACCACCGACCCGATGAGTACGAGCCACCAGGCACAGTGTTCTTAAACGGGTGTGTGGACGGCAACTTGCCTGCAAGCCCGTATTTGTGCGCCAAATACCCCTCTACCTTTTCACGATCAGCCTTGCCCACATCACCCTGATAACAAATGACTTCCGCAATTTCGCCATCAAACACGCTGTCTATTCCGCTTGCCATTCCCACAGCAAGAGTCTGACCGCTTACAAGAGAGTTTTGCCCTGAACTTGCCTGTGTGCCAGCACAAACACCGTTTACAAACAAAGAAAGCGCGCCGTTTGCGGCAGGAGTTCCATTGTATGTGCTGCACACCACGAACCACTCGCCCACACCTCCTGAAATGGTTCCTACTATATTATTTGATGCAATAGGTGAGGCATTGTTGTATGCAATGGCGCGAAGGGTGGAAGTTCCGCCTGTGGTTCCCACCACTATTCCGTGATGACCACCCACATCAGAAACCAAGTAGCGTGAAGTGGTTGCCGTGCCCAATGCACCCATCGTGGTGCCTGTTCTGCCCTTTGCCACCACAAAATACGAACGTGCAGCAGACAATCCAAGCGCACCCACAGTAAGACCGCTCCAATATCCGTAAGACCGCCAAGACGACAGGTGAGTTCCGTCAAAATCAGATCCCCGTTCGTTGATCGGTCGGAGCACCAAAGACGCGTGAGTGTTGATTGCCTCTTGCTTGAATCGCGGAACGCTCCATACCGTTGTTTCCGCAGCATTTCCATTTGGAACCGTGTAAGTGACTCCACGAGCCAAATCAACAAACCTATTTACGCCAAACGCAATACTTGCAGTGTTTCCAAGTGGAGAGGTGTTTGCAGTGACTCCTGTTGCGCTGTTGCCTTCAATGGTGTAGGCACTGAGCCACACCTGTAGAGTGGCACCACGAACCTGATTGGGCAGGAATATGCCGTTGCGAAGGTTATTGTATGTTCGTGGTGCGTACGGGGTGTACTGCCCAATGAGTGGCGTTTTGGAGAACATACCCTGTGCAGACGTTGATATTTGATTGTCAACCGATGCCTTTAACAGCACCGATCCAAACATTCGCATACCCACAGGGTGAATCAATTTACTCAACACATCAAAGTACGTGCCCAATGACACCGCCGACTTCAGTTGATACGAGAAGTCCTGATAGTAGTGTCCGTCGTAGATGCTCTTGTCCGAAGATACCTTACCGCGATTGCTGCCGTAGTATCCTGGGTAGTTTGTGATTGCCGTTCGCAGAGCGATTACTTTTGCGCTCTGTCGTCCGCTGTCATTGAAGATGCTCACGACCGCATCAGCAGCGTAGTTCAAACCAGAGTTGGTAATGGAAATCCGCTTGATTCCACCTGCCAAACCCACCTGTTCTACCTTTGCAGACAGACCGCTTCCACCAACGGGATCAATAAGTGTAACACTGTCTCCTACACGATATCCGTCGCCAGGAAGTTCAATGAAGAACTCTCCAAGTACAGAGTACGCTGTTTCCTGCCACTCTGCTCCGTCTTTTAGGATTTTTACAGGCAGTTCAGGAACAAAGTCTCCAATGATGTCGCTGAGGAAAAACTCGCATACAGGCGCACCGTTGAATGTGTATTGAATCACACTGTCCACAAATGCGCTTGCAACCGTTTCGCTACCACGCGTCTGTATGATCTGACCACCCTTTGCACCAAACAGGGCAGAACCGTTGTTCACTGTAGTCTTTATGGACTTAGGCTCAATCCACTGCCCGTCAGATGCCTTTATGATATCTGTCTTTGGGTAGTAGAACTCCACATCACTGTCGTACAAAACTCGGAACAGGAACTTGTACGCGCTTTCAGTGCCTTTGTTTCCGTAAAAATCTCGGATCTTCTTCAGAAGAGTTTTCTTGTTTGGCTTGTTGCCTGAAGAGTTTTCTGCAAGAAGATCAGGAAATGAAGCCAAGTACGTATTGCTGAAATGGGTATAGAACTCGTCTTCATTTGCGTCAACATCATAAATCGTGTCTATGTTGGACAGGACATTTCCTGCATTTCCGCTCTGCTCCAACCACTCGTAGTATGCCTTGACCAATAGGATAAGTTTGCTGTAGTCTTCCCGCATAAATGCAGGAAACTGCTCACGAATGAGCGGAGACAACATCTTCTCCAAAGACTCCTCGTCAGTGCTTGCGATAATGTTCTTTATTGCATCCACTGTGAGGCTATTCCTTGAGGTTGTTCTTTCGGCTGACTTCGCTTAGAACCCGTACGGTTACAGAATCTGCGTATCCACGACTTATTCGCAGTATCTTGTTCTCAAACACAAATATGTCTGTGTTGCGCGGCTGAACAGTCACACTGAAGAACGGATTTCCCGAAACAGGCGAGAAAGAGGTATTGAAGTTGATCAATCCGTTTTCGTAGTCAATCGTCCCTATGTTTGGATACACCATAACGGTCTTGTTGTCGCTCTTTCGGACCAAATTAACTGTGCCTTGCCCATTGTCTTCCGCGTAAACACCGCTAGTCAAAACACCATCCTTGTTCTTGTGCTGTATCACCGAAGTAACCATAATGCTTCCGCTGAACTCACCATTGGGACGGTACAGTGGATTCTTGAATGAGATGGACAGCCCCTTTGAAGCCTTGAGGGTATTGAGATTTACGGTCTTGCGCAATTTAAGGGTTGTTTGGTTGCCCAAGATGCTGCCGTTCAACGAGTCAATCCCTCGGGTCATTCGCGAAAGGTGGAGATTTGCGCCAAAGTTCTCCAATGAAGAAACAGAATACGAGTACAGGTACGCAACAACCAATGCTTTCAACGTGCCCACTCCAATTGAAGTGAGGCTGGGATCATAGGTCACAACGCTGTCAACAATCACATCAATGTAGTCAGGATCCACTATTTCAGGAATGACAGTCACCACAGACCTGTTCTTGCGCAGCGTATTTGCAAGCGAGAACTTTGCGTCAGTGCTCAACGCTATTCCCGACTTGGGCTTGATTGCAATGAAAACCTTGCCGTATTGAGGCGGGGTTATGCTTTCTCCACCGTAGACGTATACGGCATTTGCGTCTGGGTATTCTTTCTTTACGAGCGCGGCGTAGTCGTCTTCGGTAACGGCTCGCGATTGCGATTGGTAGAAGCGCGGAGCAAGGAACTTGATCTCGTTTACGCTCTCTTCGCTTGCTCCACCGTACGATGGACCGCTTGTGGCAATATTTCCCAATCCACTGACTGCACAAGTAAAATTCTCTATTCCGTTTGCAACTTCACCGTTTGTCTCCACGTACTCCACGATTATGACGTTTCCAGACTTCGGTCGCTGACCAAGGAAGTCGTCGCCAAAGAACAGTTCGTACATTCCCGCTTCCTTTTCCTGTAGGAAAAATACCTTGGAAGTGGGGGTCAGGTCAATATACGAATCAGCATATGTCCACGATTCTTCAATGCCTGTGTTGTCTGTTGCAGATGCCTTTACACGAACACGAATGGTGCTTGTGTCAATCTTGTCGTTTGGTATGAGAAGAAGAGAACCTGCCTTTTTTGTTGAGTCGTACACGTAACTCATGCGGCGGATTGTGCCCTCGTAGATCTCTACAGAACTGAAGTTTTGAGTTTCTTCATCAGCGTACACCGTATCCAACAACACAAACTTGTACTGAGTGCCGCCGCCGTCTACTCCCGTGAACTCCGTGCCGCGAGACAGGTACGTGCTTTCAGAAGCACCAGGAGCGGAAATACCCAATATTGCCTTTGCTGCACGACGAGAGGTTGGCACGTAGCCAAGGCTCTTTGCATGAGAAACCACTGACGGGCGCAGCACTGCGCTGTCAAGGAACATCTCATTTGCCACCATGTTTGCGTAAAATGCTTGGTAGTGGGTGTTGTACGCAAGCACATCTAGTACCGTGCTCAGTACAGAACCGTCAAAGTTGTAGTCTTTCAGGGTGTCCTGAGACTGCAAGAAAGTCTTTAGAGACTCCTTTGCCTCATTGAAATCAAGCCCTATTACGTTGAAGTTATTGTTTGCCATCAGCGGACCCTTTCTAGGACTACCGATACCCTGTCTGTCTTGCCGATGGCAACAACAGAGTATTCAACTGTTACTGTGTAGTTATTTTGATCAGGCAAGGCAATAACGTCAACTATGACATTTCCGACTCGCGGCTCGTGGTTCAGTATGGTGTTGAGCACGCGATCACGAATCTCAAATGTGGTTATGGCATCAATAGGCTCAAACAGGAGGGGTCGCAGCGATCCGCCGATGGTTGGCTGAAACAACCGCTCCCCGAATGCTGTTGACAGCAGATTCTTAAGAGATGTTCGGATGGCAGAATCATCACGAAGCAGCAAAACGTCTCCAGTCTTGGGACTGCGAGTAAGTTTGGGATCTATGTCTGTGAATACTGCTGCGTCGGTGTTTCCGACTATCCGTAGTGCCATTAGTGGTTTCCTGTGCTGTACGTGAGATACGAGTTTATGCTGCTTGTAGTCTCAAATATTACCCGCTGTACGCTTTCCTCTGTGATGCCTTCTCCCTTAATCTCCTCCAACTGCTGCTCCGAACACCAATGGCAGCACAAGAAGCCCAATGGAGTGATGCCGTCGTCGCATCTCAGAGGACTGATAGTGAAAAACTCCACATTATTTATCTCAAGTGCCGAACGAAACGGCGAAGGAGACAGTGACGAAACCCGCATTATTTTTGAAGGGTTTGCGTCCATGATTCCAATCATGTCGGTGTATCGGGTTAACAGTACGTCCTGTGAGTCCAATAGCACACTTGTCACACCCACCTCGCATGATTCGTGGGTGACGGAGAATCGCTTGATGGAGCCTCCGTCAACAAAGTTTCCGCCGTTGTGAAACTGAAACACCACCGCTCGGGAAGCGCGAACAGTTACACGCAGTTCAGTCAGTAGTTCGTGTATATTACTGTGCTTTTCCACAAACTTGCGCTCGCGAGCAGGACTCCATTTTGCGCTAGTTTTCTGCTTTCGGAGTGCGCCTACAAGCCCCACAACCAAGCCCACAGCAAAAACACCCACAATCTCGCCTGCAAGGAGAATAAAGTCCTTCAGACCTGAAATGATATCCGCAGCAGCAATCATCGGAACGATCCAAACCCTGTGGGAGTTCCACCCCTAACAGTATTTAAAAATTGCGGACTGACAAGACTGCCGTTGATGGTGGATCCCAACTTGAAGCACGGATCGGTTTCCGATTGGGTGATGAGATCGGCAAGTGCCTGTATGTTTGTGTATTTTTGAATAAAGTCCGCTGCCTGATTCTGTAGAGCGTCTGCCATACCTACTATTTCACCAATCTTGTTATTTACTTCGTCTAGTTTGGCAAACGCACCGTCCAATCCTGCTTGCAATTTTTCAATATTGCTCGCCAGTTCTGTGCCTGCACCGTCACCAAACTGATTAAGAACCTTTTCCAAATCCACATTTGCAGCAATTGCGCCCTGAATGGCAAACTGCCCGTTTTGGTTCACCACATTCAATCCCACGCCAATATCAACTCCCTCTATCCCTAGAGCGCAACTCAGTTCACCAAACAGACTAAGGCTACTGATTGTAGAAAGCAGTCCCTCTGGTGTGCTTAATCGCTTGCTCTCTGCCGCGAACGCATCAACCGTTCCTGACAGGCTTCCTAACTTGTCTTGAACCCTTTGCAGGGATGGCAACGCTTGAGTGAGTGGGGAAGGAAGACCACCTGGCAATTGAGTCCCTCCACCAGCAGACTGTATGAGATTTGCCAACCGACCACCGTTCCTGCCACCCAATTGACGCACTGCACCTATGGCAGCAGCGTTGGGATCCTTGAGCATTTCGCTGCTCAGTCCAAAATTAAGAATACCCTTCTGACCTTCTGTAATTTTTTGCTTACACGGACACGGCTTTTCTGCTTCTGCCATAAATCACCCTACAAAAAAAGTTGTGGAACCCGTAGGCTTGTCACCGCAACTAGCCTCGCTTGCTGTTGTACACACAGGAATCCCTCCTAACACAAAACTTTGATTACCACGAATCATTACAGCACTGTCGTGCGGTGAGTCTCCGTGATCTTCAACTGGATTTCCTTCAACCGAAACAGGTAATCCGTCAACAAAAAAGAAAGGATTACCCACAAGAATGGTGCCTCCTGCTTTATCTAGGTACGCTCTACAAACGCCTGGCATGATGTCTCCTAACCAGAATAAGAGCCGCCATCAACAGCAAAAGTAACTGTTCCGGTCAACCCATTGAATGAAATTACATAGTCTCCTACAAACCCACTCGGTCCTGTTGGTCCCGTGTTTCCTTGAATTCCTTGTGGTCCTTGTGGTCCAACTGGTCCTTGTGCACCAGTTGGTCCTGTATTTCCTTGTGGTCCTGTTGCACCAGTATTTCCTTGTGGACCAGTAGGACCAGTTGCGCCCGATCCTCCTCCACTAATAGCCATAATGACAAATCCAGATCCCTGCTCTTCGGGGATCTTTCCACTTGTTTCTTCTACATCACATATGTAAAAAACACCATTACGAGATACAATATCTCCATATTTGTATACGGTGTAGTTTGAACTTCCTGCAACGTATTTTCGGTGCTTGCCGCGATAGTTGCTCATCACCCACCACCCTTGACGTTAACGCGTTTTGGTCGCAAGACTGGTTCGCCTGAGTTCACTTCCACTCGCTTGCTCTGCTGCATGACCATTACGTTACTGTCAGTGATGAAAGATATTGACCGACCAGAAAAACCAATGTCGCCGTCAGCGTACATTTCAATAGTCTTGCCTGATGCCTTGAGTGACCCTTCTACTTGGAGATTTACGTCATCGTTTGCAAGAATGTTGGTCTTGCCGTTGATCTGAATGTTGCCGCCGTTGTTTATGGTGATGTTCACGGCTCCATCAATCACGAGATTCAGCCCACGTGCCCCCTTGATATGAATGTTCTTGTTGCCGTGAATTATTTCGTAATCATTGCCCACTACCCGCTGAACACGCGTTCCGTCTGGATTGATGATCGTACCGTCTGCCGCACGCGCCCATCCATTAGCCACTTCCGTAAACGTGCCTGAATTGTGGTAGGTGTGAACGCGTTCCTTGCCTGGCGTGTCATCCCATTCTTCAATGTGTCCGCTTTCGGTGTAACGCACGTGATTTTTTGGATACACAGCAGCATAAGGTGTAGCAGGTTCACTCCATTGTCTTTTCCCTGCCATATCTGGCGTGCTTTGAACAAGACGATCTGTACTTGCAGAACGAGCAGCCGCATTTGCGCCACGCATCTGCCCTTCGTCGTTATTGCGTGCAAGCCTGTTGGTGTCCTGTTCTCCTACAACAGATACGCCACGCGGAAACTTACCGTCATTTACGTCAGCAACTGTTGCAGGATACCGACCGCTTGGATCGGTAAATCCCTTGGATGTATCTGCTTCGTTCAGTGGAATTCCACCAAATGATCCGATGATCACTGGATCTTGTGCTTCTTCGCCATCACGAAAGAAACCAAACACATGAGAACCAGGCAGCAATCCTGTGGGAGATGTACCTATACCTGAAAGTGCTGCGCTTGTAATAGGCTGCATGGGATATGCCCACGGCAGCGCACCCGTAGGCAATTCCGCAAGATCAGGATTATGAAAACCAAAAATGCGAACCCTGCACCGTCCGAGGAAAAGGGGATCGCTAACGTCCTCTACAACGCCATGCCACCATACAAATCCTTCTTTTCCCAAAAACCCTTTCATCAAACCCCCATGCAGTTTCTTGAAAGTTCGTACTTGCAACTGTACGCAGTTGCCAATGTGTGCTTCACAGTAGTTATCATGTATTCGCCACTGAGATTCTTGTCGTACTTATCATTAACGGATGTCACATCACTCTGCGGTTTGAACACATCAATATGAACTATGTCACCAACACGGCGGCGACTGTCACCAAACACCTCAACAACGATTTTCTGTGTAAGGAAAGTATTCATGTGGTACTTTCTCTTCAGATACAACGACTCGTATTGGTGATTGTCTGTAATAGAGTTTGTAGGACTCGCAACGGTGTACGCGGTTGACGGCAGATAGTAGTACGACACACCATTAGTCATTAGCCTGTAAGTTTCTGGATCTGTGGACTTGAAGTGCGGTTGATCGCCCAATTTAGGAATGCTGTCAAACACATCACCTTCAAAAAACTCAACAGATCGTGCTTCCTTGCGCACCAAATCGTGAACGGTCAAACGAGAAGAGATCATACCGTTCATGATGTTTGATATCTCATCAAATCGCGACAACTCTTCAAGTTTCTGTATCTTCAGATAGCGATTGGGAAGAATGCTATTGACCCCCGCAGTCTCCCGAATGCCGTCTATATGAGGCATATTTGCCTGTGTGTACGTGTAGTACGGAACAGATACCGAGCCGTCCTTTATGATAGAAGCGATGCTCTTGAACCTGTGCCCGTCCAAGGTTTCGTAAAATAGGAATGGTGTGTATTCCTTGCCCTGTGTGGTGTGTGCCTTCCCACACAGCCACTCTATTGCCTTGAACGGGGTATATGATGCAGGAAGGACAAACGAGTAGTTATCGTTTGTGTCCTCCACCACCAACTTGTCCTTCCACACTTCGGGAGTGAAATGTTTCGTAAATATAGTTCTGACCATTTCAGAAACAGATCCGCCCACCGCGTATCCGCAAAATTGAGTGAAGTTGAAGTAACCACTCTCACTCATCAGATGGAGCGTGTACTGCTGAACCTTGCCATTTGGATTGATGCGGTGGCTGTCCAACTTGTACACACGGAACACCAAATCAACAGGGCGCATTGCATTGATGTCGCTCCTGAAAGATATCTCAACTTTTTCCTGACCCACTATGGGGAACCGCTCGGGAAAATTGCTTGCGTCCTCTATGTGAAGTTTGGCTGAAATGTACGGAGAAAATATATCTTCGTAGATTTCAATATAGCGAAACAGATTGTTCAGTTCAATGGAACTTCCGTTGAGCAGCGAGTGCAACGTGAACCGCTCAAGTTTATAGTCACCTGCCTTTAGGTTGTCGTTTCCATGATTCTGAATGCTCATTATACCCTCAGCAGTGCTTCAAGTTCGCGTATAGCCTGTTCCTTGTAACGGGGGTGGAGCAATTTTATGGTTCGTTTCTCGTCATTCTTTTGCATTTCATAAATGTAGTTGCTCACAGCGTAGGTGTTTACCTTGTCACCAACAACACCCATGTACTTGCCAATATATGTCTCGTGAAAATCAACCGTTCCCGATGGCGTATATGGTGGAGAATACGAGTTGTCTCCAGGATACACATCGGTGGTGCCACCAATCACCCCGCCCACATACGAGTAGTCGCCTGTTTGCTGGCTGAGTGGATCAAGCGTGGCAACATCGGACGCACCGCTGTCGTTTTCGCCTCGGGGTATCTGAAAATGATGAACACCGATATAAGACGCTTCGGTTCGGTGAATGGTTACACTTACAGGCGCACCACTGGTTCCCGTTATTGTTGCACTGCCTTCTTGGAACTGTGAAGTAGGCACAATCAACTTGCACAGTGTTGGTTGGTAATCCCGAACAGGTGATGAAATATTACCTTGGGTAAGTGTTGCGCCTGCCCCGATATACGGCGAATAAGTAAACCCATTCCCCGTATCTGTAAAATACACAGAATGGTTGCCGTACTTCTTCTGTATGAAGTCCTGCAATGCGGATTCTGACTTGTACCAATCGTAATACGGATCAATGATGTCATTTGTCAGAAGCACAAGCCAATGGAACGTAGGATCCCCGTACAGTTTTTCAGCAATATGCTCTGGACGTTCTCCATCCTTGATGTTGTACTCTATGAATGCAGAATCAGAACTCTTTAGCCCATCACTGAGGACAACTCGTCGCAACAGATTGCGAGCGTAAGCAAATCTGAATGTGTCTCCATCCTTGATGGGATACTTTACTAGTGGAAACTTTGAAAAGTACATCAGAAGCCCTTCTCCACTGCCTCGCGGGTAAGCACACCCATTTCTGTAAACTGCATTGTGAGTACGATTGCAGTGGGAGAGTTATCAACAAACGAACTGTAGATTGAGTTTGGAGTGTAATCCACTGAGATGCTGTTCAGAGCGCAACGACCGATTCGTGGGATGTACTCGTTCTCCACAAACCCTGCTGCATTTGGATCGGGATTGGTTGACAAAAAACGAACTTCAAATTCTGCTGGTACGCGAAGCACTACCTGAACCTTGCTTTGGTTCTCTGCGGTAGCGTCATCTGTTGCGGGGTGCGAATGATAACGGAACGCTTCTATGATCTCGCGGACCTGCTCCACTTCCTCTTTGCTGCGGGGATAGAACTCCCAAGAGAATGCAAATGATCTAAAATCTTTTTGTTTGAACAGTTTTTCAAGGCGTGGATTTAGAACTTTTCCACGAGCAAGGGCACCTGCACCCGCTGCACCAACAGCACCTGCCGCCTTTTCTATTCCAACGTTGACTGCCTGACCAGCAGTTTCAATTGGATTTCCTGCGGCATCAAAAAACGCACCAGCAACCGCTTGGCTTGGTTCTTCATATTGAAAACTATCTTCGTTGTTTATCTTTCCGCAGAACGGAAGGTATATGGACAGCATCTGATCGTACACTGCCTCATTCTGAAACAGTTTTGCTGCGCCAACTGTGGCAGCAACTCCTGCTGCTCCTGCGGCACCGCCAATACCCGCGCCGACCGCTGCACCCTTTAGTCCACCAAGAAAAAATCCTGCTACACCACCCAATATTCCTCCAAACAGCCCACCAGACACAGCAGCCTGCCCCACTCCTGTTTGAGAAATGTTCTCATTCAAGCGGTTGAACACCATTGACCGCTCCATTTCGTCCAAACCGATTCTACCTGCACCATCGCTGATTTCAGCCTCTATGCTGCTAAGACGGGTCTGATACGACTTTATGGTTTCCTCAAGGATCAATTTTGCCTTGTTTGGGTTGTTGGCAAGCATATTTGCCAAAGTGTCATTGATGGTTGGATCAACAACCTTCAATAGATTGGTGTTGTTTGCCAACTCCTTCAGTGCGCTAATCTGCTCATCACTCAACCCACTTTGCTCAACCGTTTCCTTGCTGAGATTGTCCTGCCTGATGTACTCAGTCAGTTTATTCAATCCACCAAGCGTCTTGGATGTTTCTTCCTTCAGGTTTTGCAGGGTTTCCGCTATATCCTTGTTTTCCCACCGCCAATACACCTTGAACTGCATTACGTGCGGAAACTCACCCGATCCAATCTCTGCGGGATACCGCATGACTGACGGCTTCTTGCGTGATCCCCTTACGGTCCTTGGGGTGCCCTCCAAAGCACGCATGACATCCGTATCCATTTGGTCATTGAACATCTTCTCCATCAATTTTTGAGAAGAGGTTGAGCGATTTGTGGATATGAACGGCTTTACGCCATCTACGCCCGGAGTTCGCACAAAAGCGACTGTTGGGGCTAATGTAGAGGCAGCAACACCGTCCCTTGTCCGTGTTTCGTAAGCGTATGCTGGGTCCATTTATTTTCCTCGGGAGGCTTCTACATATCTATAATGGCATACAAGGGATTTTTTAGACCGCAAAACTCGTCCAAATACATGGGCGATCCCACAAAAATCACGTACAGGAGTATGTGGGAGCGGCGTTTCATGAAATACTGTGACACCAGCCCCAACGTGCTGAGATGGGCATCGGAAGAGATTGCCATCCCATACATCAGTCCTGTAGACCGAAAGCCCCACCGATACTACGCTGATTTTCTAATTGAAATCAAGACCCCCGAAGGAATCAAGACTTGGCTCATAGAGATTAAGCCCAAGAAGCAGTGCAGCGCACCTGAAAAGCGATCACGCGTCACCCGAGCCTACATCAACGAAGTAAAGACATGGGCAGTCAATACGGCAAAGTGGGAAGCGGCTAAGAAGGTGAGCGAAGCACAGGGATGGGAGTTTAAGATACTCACAGAAGACCACTTATTCAGAAAGAAGCCATGACCCCCGACAATATAAAAAACGAACTAAAAGAAATACTAGAGGAAACCACTACCGTTTTAGGGGGAACAGACCAAACATACATTGAATTCCTCAAGTTGATGAACGCTGCAAACAAACTATCAATACCGACCAGAGTGTTTCAGGGTCAACTAGTGTTTTTTAAATACAAACCCCAAAACGAAACTTTTAAAGAAAGAAATACATACTACGACAAGTATCCTCTTGTGCTTGTCACAGAAACTTACAGAGGGGGGTTTTCTGGAGTAAACGTCCACTATATTGATCCAATTCACCGCCAATTCCTTTTTGATGTCATAATGCGAGGATTGCCTGCCATACGCGCATCCGAAGAGTGGAGAACACGGTTGCGTGTAAGTTACGACCGACTAAAAGCGCGACGGCAGTTCAAATTTTTTAGACCTTGCTACAGGGCATACTCATGGAAAGGCATGAAACGAAGACCAATAGTGGTTCCATTTGAACTATGGGAGGAAATGGTGCAGTCAAACACCATGAGAATAGAAAAAGCAAGACCAATTACTATATTCAGAGACTCGTATAAGAAAGCAATCAAGCAAAGGTAAGGAATGGCATACAGACCAGCAAACATAAACGAACTAGTTCAGGAGATTCAGTCTTCTGGACTTGCGTACAGCAACCGCTACGAAGTAGCGATTTACACCCCACGTTTCATGGGCACTGCGCGTTTTGGATTGATGAGATCTCTTGCGGTACGGTGCGATTCCATCACCATTCCTGGACGAGCATTCTCAACCACACCATTCAGGCTATACGGTCCTGCACGAAATATGCCGTATGAGCAGATCTATAGTGGTGAGGTGACGCTTTCGGTCATTCTTTCAGAGGATCTCCGCGAACGCAAGTTTTTTGAGGAATGGATGGGTGGAGTATCAAGCATCTACAACTACAAGATGGGGTTTTACAACGATTACACCACCATTGTGGATGTTGACGTTCTAAATCGTCAAGACCAAGGGTTGTATACCTTCACGTTGGAAGAGGTATATCCAAAGGCTATCGGAGACTTGCAGGTGGGCTACGACAAGGACAACGAGTTCATGCGCCAAGACGTTACCCTGTCTTTCAGAAAATACACACCCACATATTTTGGAAACCGACCAAGGGGCGGTGAAAACCCCCCATCACAGCCTTCAGGTAATGCAAGCATTCAGCGATTCGTTCCACGGGCAGGCGGTGGGATAGACCGAATTGGTCCCGATGGAACCCTGAACGGAATGCTTGGAGGGTGACATAAATACTTGATATTCGTTTGAAAAGGAACACTATGACCACACTGAATTTACAGGCTGCTGCCCTTCCACAATACACATTTACCCTTCCAGTATCAAAAATTACTTGCAAGTTTAGACCTTTTGTGGTGCGAGAGGAAAAGATTCTTCTCATGGCACTACAGACAAAGGACATCAACGGCATCAACAATGCCATGAGAAATGTGATTTTAGCGTGCACCAACGACGCTCTTGACACCAAGAAACTCTGCTCTGCTGATGCAGAATACGCATTCCTGCAAATACGGGCTAAGTCTGTTGGTGAAGAAGTAAAGCCCCAAGTGGTGTGTTCCAACTGCAAAACCACCACGACCATAAAAATCAAATTGGACGACATCGCCGTTACAAATGCAGACAAGCCAAAGATAGACGACACAATCAAACTATCGGATAACTTGGCGTTGGTGATGCGCTACCCGTCTATTCATGATTTTGACTACAACAAGAGCGAAGTAGAAATTGCATTTGACTTGGCAAGAAAGTGCATTGAGTCGGTGATTCTTGATGACCAAGTTCATCCTACAAGTGAGATTGATCCAAAGCAATTGGGAGAGTTTGTAGATAACCTGCTACCAGATCAGTTTGCAAAGATGATGGAATTTGTGCAGTCCACACCTGAACTGCGGTATTCATTCAAATTTACGTGTCCGTCGTGCAAACACATGGTAAACACGGAGTTGAGCAGCGTATCAGATTTTTTTCCATAGCCCTCTGTCACAATGACTTGGGGGCATACTACCAACTGAACTTCAGCCTCATGCAGAACCACGGATACTCGCTTTCAGAAATAGAAGGCATGATACCTTGGGAGCGAGAGGTATACATACAAATGCTCATACAGCATTTAAAAAAGGAACGGGAAAAGGTATCAAATCGCAAGCCACTGTGACCACTATACACCATGACTAATAGGGAACAGCATGGCAAAAGGCAAACGAACACCCAAGGGTAAAACCCTACATCAGCATCTTGCTGCCTCGCGAAAACGCGGTCCAGGTGGAAGGTTCTTGCCTGTTCAAAAAACCGCACCAGCAGCAGTTCCATCCGCTGCCACAACAGCAGTAATGGAAAATCAAGTTGATTTCCTGCGTTCTATCATTCAGCAACGCCAAGAGATGGGATTTTCCACAGGAGCCTTGGACAGAATAGTTCTTGGCATTGACAGCAAAATAAGCATACGACAGCAGTTGCTTGATTACATTGAATCCAACGCATCAAAATTTAAAGTAGACGATCCCGCAGGAAGAGCAGCAAGAACCCTCTTCAAAGAAACAGTGCAGTTAGCGGATGACACCCTGACAGCATCTAATGCTGAAGCGGCTGTCATTTACGAAAAACTGAAGTTCATACGTGATATGGCTCAAAAGACTCAGGGGTCGCAGTCTGAAATAGCAAAAGAACTAAACAGGGTAATTGCGCCTGTTGAAGAGCAACTTAAAAAGCAAACGTCTTTCAGAGAATTTGTGAAAGACAAGGCAATGGACTTCAAAAAGCGAATTCCCGAAAGATTGGCTTCCAAAATACCAATAGTTGGCGGTCTTGTATCAGAATTCTTACAGCAAAAACGCGAGGCTAAAGAATCATTAGAAGGCTACTCTGGCACTCTTCTTCAGCAGAAGGCACTCGGTAGTGGAGGCAGCAAGGTTTTTGGTGCGCTGTCTTCCGAAAAGCAAAAGGGAGAAGGAGCAGCGGCAAGCCTTGGAGGATCTCCAGCGTCCAAAATTCCTGGTTTGTTGAAGGGAATGGAAGGCGGCGGTGGGGTGTTGGGAGAAATACACGCAGAGGTTCGCAAGATACGCGAACTTCTCGTTGATCGCTTCGGTCCTTCTACTGATGAATTGGCAGCACGCGAGTCGGAATTGGAAGGTATGAAGAAACTTGGAAATGTCGCTCGGTCATCTGCCCCTGCTGGCGCGGCAGAAAAAGCAGGAGGTGGCGGCATACTTTCTTCAATCGCCAGTATGCTTGGTCCGGGTGGTCTGATGAATCTGCTGCCAACAAAAGCAATGGGTGGATTGATGACTCGTGTTGGTGGAGCAGGAAGATCTGCGATAGGGGGATTGGGCAAACTTGGGAGCAAGGCTCTAGGTGCCTTCAAGACCACCTCTCTTTTTAAAGACGTTTCGGCTATGGCAAAAACAACTACTAACCTTGGCTCCAAAGCAGTTGGAGCAGTTAAGTCTGTAGGATCATCTGCTATTAAAGCAGGCGCAGGAATGGCTACCAAAGCAAGCGGATGGTTAAGCAAGGCATGGGGTTCGGTTTCTGGAGCGGTGAGTGGACTTAATCCTGTAAAAGCACTCGGACCCGCAGTAAAATCTGGAGCAGGAAAAATAGTCAAGAGCATAGTGTCTCTTCCTGGGCTGGGTGCTCTCATATCTGGAGCAATGGGTGCATTTGATATTGCTGGAATAAAGAACGATCCCGAACTATCGCCAGATGAGAAAAAAGAAAGAATAGGAAGAACGCTTGTAGGAACAGTAGGTGAAGTTCTAGGTTCTATCGGTGGTGGTCTGCTAGGTTCTCTCATTCCTGTACCTGGATTTGGAACACTAGTAGGAACACTCGGCGGATCATGGGCAGGTGGAAAAATTGCTGAACTTCTTGCCGATGCAATAGGCGGTAGAGGAATATATGACATGGTTTCATCTATTCCAGGTGTGGGTTCTCTTCTTGAGATCGGTGGTGCAGAAGATCAAAAAGAATCAAAGGCTGCTGAAGGTGCTGTGGGTGAAATGGGTGCAGCAGTAAATACCGCAGCGGGAGCAAAGGGCATGGGTGGCGAAGCGTCTGCAACCGAAGTGAGCGGCGAAATAGTTGCCCCTGCCACACCAAACACAAATGTTGGCAAGATGGTTGGTTCCTACAATGCAGAAATGGGTGCATTGAGCGAAGCAAAGGCTGCTGCTGCGGCACCAACGGCTGCTCCAATCTCAAATAACTCATCTGTGAACACAAAAATCAACAACACCACGAACAACTTCAACGACGACTTGAGAATCCGCAATAACGAGCCAACGATAAAAGAGGCTCAAAGGATGATCCACTCCTCATTCTAAAACAAAAAGAGGCACCCGAAGGTGCCTCTTTTCGCAAGGGGTAGGTATTCCTAAATCACTCGTCGCTTGCCAACTTCTCAAAATACGAGAGTGCGCTGGTGGTGTCCTCGTCCTCCTCCACCTTTGGAGCAGGCTTCCGTGCCGCAGGAGCAGGAGCAGGCTTGCGAGCAGGAGGAGCAGTGTCCTCCTCATCGTCAAACGACGCACGCTCCGCACCACCCTTTGCGGTTGACTCCGTAGCCACCGCACGGATATCGTCGCCAAGCACCATTTGCAGACGAGCCTTCAACTCATCATACGTCTTGAACGACTTGGGATCCGTGAACTCCTTCAGGGAATACTGCGTCTTCCACAACTTCTCAAGCGCGGCATCGTCGCCACCCAAGAGCGCGGACGGAGCAGCAAACTCGCTCTTCTCGTAGTTTGCGTAGCCGTCCACCTGACGAATCTTCAACTTGAAGTTCGCGCCCGTCCAAAAGTCAAACGGATTCATGGGCTTCTCGTCCTGGAACTCGGGGTTCATTGCACCCTGAATCTTCTCAAAGATCTTCTTGCCGTACTTGAACAGGAACACCTTGCCCTCGTTCTCGGGGTGCTTGGGGTCGCTCACGACGAGAATATTGGAAATGTACGACAGTTTGCGCTTGCGGTCACGGGCAATTGCCTTGTCCGAATCCGAACCGCTGTTCCACAGCACGTTGTTCATCTCCGAAACAGGATCCTTCAGCCCGATGGTGGTGAGGGAGTTCTCAATATACCACCCGCCCGGACCACGGAACCCGTGATGCCAAATGCGCGCCCACGGCAGATCCTCACCGTCTGGTGCGGGGAGGAAACGGATCTCCGCGTAGCCGTTGCCTGTCTTGTCTGTCTCTGCTCGCCACAGGCGGTCGTCCTTGTAGGACTCTGAACGCTTGGTCATCTTCTCCATCTCGGACGCGAGCGATTGATACGCAGTCTTGGACTGCTTCTTCATGTCATTGAAACCCATGTTGTCTCCTTGTACGTTGTGTACGCTGTGTGTTGATGTATAGGCAGGACTGCCCTGCCATCAGTATGTAGAGTGTAATGCCTACCCTGCCGCTGTCAAGCGTCAAACAGGCAAACGAGTCTTTTTTGGTAGTAGGTTTAGTTCCTGCCCTTCAGCCTTGATTTTTTCAATGATGGGCTTGTTGAGGAACTTTGCGGCTACTTGTGGCTCTATTCCGTATTGCTCACACACCGCTATCACCGCGTCAATATACGAAACGCCGAATTTCTTCACATGGTTTTCCACTTCACGGGGGAATCGCAGGTTAGTCATGTCCATTTCAGCCTTGCTTTCTAAAGTATACATAGAGTTAGGTATTCCTATTTATCAGAACAGACCCCCACGGAGAAGCCAATGGGAGCAACCAGCGACAATTACGAGATCGTCACAGGCGGAACTACTTATACCATAGCCAGTGATTATGTCAACCCCTTTGGCGGCGAAACGGCTCACTTTCAGATCGTGAAGGCAGTCTACGGCACTGGCGACTCTGTTACAAACATCAGCAGCGACACTCCACTTCCCGTTCAGGCGTTTGGTGCGTGGTCGCGCTACGACTATTTGGCTTCATCTGGATACTACAGTCTTGCAGTAAATGTAACAGGCTTCACTGGAAATGCCGTACAGGTTGAAGGAGTTTCGGGCGGTGCTCTTGTAGGAGTAACCGTAGGAACAGTAGCCGTTTCTTCTTCAAATTTAGATATTCGCGCCCTCTACGGCGGTACGCTTGGCGATGGTACTCTGGGTGACGAAGATTACGTCAAGGTTCAAGGCATCTGCGGCGGCTATCCTGTAGGAATCACCGTTTCTTCTGCTCTGCCCGTAAGTATAACTTCACTTACAGGCTTCGGAGTATGGGGTATTTCAGGTGCAACTGCACTCGGTGTCACTTTTGGAACTGTAGACATTCGTGGTCTGACAGCAGTAAGCGATACAATCACAGTTTACGGTGGAGGAACCGCTGGAACCGTATCTGTTGGTCTGTTTGGTTTCAACGGAGAAACAGCCGAATCGCTGTTCTCTGAAAACAACGCACTAAATGTCAATGTAAAGTACGGAACAGGTGTTACGGTTTCCGCTGCGGACTTGGATATTCGTGCCATAGACTACACAACCGACACCATTACCGTGGTTGGTCAGGGAGACAGCGACGACGACAGTAAGTCTACAGTTCCCACTTACATCACTGCGGTTGACAAGAACGGAAACCTTGTTCGTGTTGGCGGTTCCACAGGAGCAGGATGGAGTGCTGGTGCGCTAAATGTGTATCTCGTAAACAATGGCATCACCTTCACAGTTTCTGCAAGTGCAACATTTGATACTCTTGTCGGAGTAACTGCAACCTATGCAGGTGCACTGCCAATCCAAGGATCGCCCAACGCAGGCTATCCTGTATGGATAGCAGGTAGCACTAGCGGTGGCGCAATTACTGTTACAGGAAGTTCTGGCGGATTCTTGCCTGTAGAGGTGAGCGGTTTTGACACACAAACCGCAAATATTCAGGGCAAGGTTGGAGAAGTCAAGAACAACACCGATTATCTCCTTGCAGTAAAGAAAGCACTGTACTCCGACAAGATTTCTGTTGGTGCACAGGACTTCTCTGATGAAGCATCCATCTACAATCAGATCAAAACCAACGTTGGCGACCGTCTTGCTGCCATCCAAGACACTATTGTGCCTGCAAATCAGCCCCACAGCACGCAAAATGCGCTTGCGGTGAATGTAACAAAGGTAAAGCGCGTGGCATCTTTCATGTCTCGCACTGGTTTTGTCGGAAATACACCCGTAAATCTCACATCTTACAACGGCGCATCGGGATTCACTTGCGAAATGGGTGTTCGCATCAAGGTTTCGCGTGTTCCAAGCGGTGCAAACTCGTCACAGAACGAGATCATGTGCGTCATTTCCGAAGCCGATGCTGCTGTTTACGGTGCTTCAAACGTTGGGGCGTCGTATGTGATGTATCACGGCGACGAAATGTTCTTTGAGGTGGACAATATTGACAAAATCAAGGTGTTCTACCCTGCTCTTTCGGCAAGCAACGCACCCAGCAACACCTCAAGTGGTCTAACATTCTCATTCTACGCCTCCTGATCGGCGTTCGGAGGGGTTGATGTTCAACAATATTCAGAGAAACCTGTTTCAGAGGTCAACTGTAACCACGGACAATCGCCCTTCAGTAACCATTTCTCTCAAACTTCAGCCAACAGACACATACATAACCGACAAAGTATCGGAATACGTAGCAAAAATATACGATCCGATACCCAATCGCTTTGTAGAGATCACAGATTTGGATCTTGAAGGCGGTGTTGATCCTTCATCCACCGAATATTTGGGAGGAATAGGGAACAATCTTCTCTATAGGGAAAGATCGTATGTGAAAGTGGGTACAGTTCAGGATGAAGGAACCTTCAAGAGCATTTTTTCCTTCAATCCGCAAAGCCTGATCATATCCTCCATCCAAAATACTATTGGAACCACAGCAGACGACACCTACAAGATAGGAAAAGCGTCACTGGTGGTTGAGACAACAGAAAAACAATCAGTTTCTCATGATTTGTACGCGTATCTGTTGCCATTGGGAATATCAGTTGACGATTCTGCGTCTTGGACAAAGCCCAGCGAACGATACACTGATACATGGACCACTTCAGGTGGAGACATTGAACCATCTGCTCAAGGCATTGCGGTAAAAGGCTCGTGGGACAGCGCAGAAATGCCGCAAAAAGTGACGTTTGACATAACAGAATACATGAGCATATGGAAAACTTCAGGAAACTCCTCTGTTTCAGTGATGATTGAGGACGACGGCACACCTAAAAACGCACTACAGTTTTTCTCCGTTGAGTCGTCTGACCTAAAAATAGGAGGAACTGCACTAACCAATTGCCGTTTCTATACAGGAACAGAGAGCCAAGTAACTTCTGTGGAAGGTGTGCGAGTAATGATCACACCTACAGGCACAACTGCGACAATCTCGTATGTTGATGCGTCTTGTGAAGCAGAAAAACGGTGGAGCACATTCAACGCAGCGGCTACAGTGGGTTTCACTTGCAGTATTGTGTCACCAGATCAAGAACAAGGAATAGTAATTGGAAGTGTAGTATGCACCATCACCGACAAGACAGTTGGTCCACGTGGTCCCGTGCTTGTTGTGTCGGGTTTGTCATTGGGTAATATTACAAACTACTACACCACAGCAGAGTTCTCAACGACAAAAAACATAAACACAGGTTTGGGATATGTTGAACTGACAAATCCCGATGAAAAAACTGTATCAGATATTTCATCATTGAAACAGAACGATATTGTAAAAGTGGAGTATGTTGCAACACTTTCACAAAATAACGTTCGTCAGTATACAGTGCGCTACACAGCAGACGAAACTCTAACCATGAACCGTGCGCGAATCTATTTCAACGAGCAAGTAGTATCTGAAGACAGGAACGGTCAAAACACCGAACTCTTGATACCCACAAAACGCCCGTCTGTAGAACTACAGATCGTGGTGTGATCAGCCCACCCAAAACTCCTGCCGTGCTGCCTGCCGGTGCGCCCGTTCAGCAGCCCTGTACAGCCCCTCTGTGAAGCCGCAGTGCTTGCCGTCGCCGTAGCCGCGCCCGTACCCTATAAGGTAGGCTTTAGCCACTACCGCGCCTAAAAAACTGGTGACTGCCACCCCGATTGAAATATATGTTAGCGTTTCCATGCCCTGTATTTACCTTTTCCGCGCTCTTGAACGCAGCCTTAACAGTTCGCTTGCCTAGATTTGAACTAGGACTAAGAGGACCAAAACCTCCTGTGCTACCGTTACACCACAAGCGAATCCAATGATCCCAACGGGATTTGAACCCGTGTTTTCTCCGTGAAAGGGAGGAGTCCTGGACCAGTCTAGACGATGGGACCGAGAAGCGTAGCGGGGGACTTGCACCCCTATTCGGTTGCCGTTTGCAACCAACAACCCTATGCAGCCTGCTACGGTTTATTCCTCCGCTGCTGCACTACGCATTGTAAAAGGGCAGACGGCTTTTACACCGCCTGCCCTTGCCTAAGAGGACGAACGATCAGATCACCAGCAGACGGGAGCCTGTGGCAGATACGCGGCAGGGGCACACGGGAACTGCGGCGCGTAGCACGGATTTCCGAACGTGCCAGTGAAGGGCGAATACGACGCGAACACTGGACGAGGGAAGCAGCCGCCACCGTAATACGGCAAGACAGCAGGAGCGTAGTAGCCACCACCGTAGCCACCCCAACCACCGCCCCATCCGCCACCCCATCCGCCACCACCCCACGGAAGCGTTGATGTGGTGGACGCTCCACCCATACCAACACCCCAATTGAGATTACTGTTCTTGATGGTTTGACCATTGGGCAGCGTGGTCTTGCTGTATCCACCTGCCACGCCCACGTTGAATCCGCCACCACTGTTCACGAACTGTGCGTCAGCAGAGGGCGAAAGAACAAGCGCGGACACCGCCGCGACAACCGATACCGAGAGAGTCTTAAAGTTCATTACGAACTCCTTTCACACATCATCATACTAGAGAACAAAGGGCAGTCAAGCCCTCACACACCATAACGATTATTTCTTTTGCTTCTTTGTGCTCACTATTTCACGACGAATATTTTGAACCGCTCGTCGCAGTAGTGCTTTTTTGAGATCCTTGTTGTCTTGCTTTTTCATGCGTTTCCCCCGAAGTATTTAGGTATTTGGGAGAAATCAATCCTCGTAAATTGTGATCCACTTGGGCGAATCGCCACGACGGAGATACGTTGCCTTTGCAAAATTCCACTCCTCGCGCTCCTGAATCCTCATGCCCTTGCGGTGAGCCTTTGCGTATTTCTGTGCCTTCTCGCTGTCTTCAAAATACTCGTAGTTGCCTTCCTTGTCCATCGCGCCCCACAATCCACTTGAGGTCTTCCACGTGGTGCCTGGTCGGTGACGCGCCGCTGCCGCAGCCGATTCTCCTCCACCTGCATCACTACCACCGCCTCCACCGTCGTCCACAGGGTTGAACACGAATTTCGTGTCACGATCTGGACCCTTCTTGATCTTGGAAAAGAAATCAGCAACCTTGTGCTTTGCAAGCGATAGGTTGTCCTGCCCTGCACCCTTCTTGAAGCGCATGAGAACCTTGCCGATTCCCGCTTCTTCGTTCGTGCCGATGTAGTAGAAGTCTGTCTTGTCCTTATACATCACGGAGTGCTGTTGATACTTGCGTCCAAGATCAACAATTTCCTTCTTCTTGATGTTTGGAATGAGAACACTCAACTCCTCAGCGAATCCCTCGTCGCCCTTGTAGCCTCCGCGCATCTCAATGTAACCGTAACCCATTGAACGGACAAGTTTCTTCAACTCGTCGTGACGAGCCTTGTTCTCCTTGTCAGAGTTTACTGCACGAAATGCCGAAAGAATACCGAAATTACGGCTATCGTCCTCCACGTGCTGAAACACACGGGATAGTTTGGCTTCAACAAGAGGCACTTCAGGCAGGGCACGGTCGCTCAGAGCCTCCTGTAAACCGCTTGCGCTAAGATATTGGGTGAACTTCTTCATTCGGCTTCTCCTTTACACCACTATTTATAGGGAAAAGCCCCTCCCCGTGGAGCATTACACCCTCGTCTGTGGTATACCAAATGGCATCAAAGCATCCAACGCACCACGGCATACACCGCAGGCACGGTCGTGCCATCCGCATCTGCCCGAAACGGTTGAAACGGATGTTGAACAGCACCAAGTCACGCCGTGGATGATCAACTTTGAGAAATGCGTCCAATTCGGAGTGCATTTCCTCAAACATATACCCGTGTTCTTTCGCAAGTGGGTGTGTTTTCATGGCATTGGAGCCAATCGCAACCACCTTGCCCTTGCGAAGAATGAGCGAAACGTGCTTCTTGGGGCGTGGAATCTCCAAGCACAGCGGATACGCCATCTCCAACAGCCGTTGTATGCGCTTGGTGTTCATGCAGAAAAGGACGGGAGGGAGTTGAACCCTCCAACAACCCTGTGTTGCGTCCCGAACGGGGAATTACTTCTTGGAAACGGTGCAGCAGTCGTCCATCTCGTCCATCCTGCGATAGAGCGAAGAGAACTCCTGGTCTGTGCCGCGCTGCACTTCCTCTACGCGCTCGTAGATGTCGCGCTTGGACTCCTCCACGTAGCGATACGCGTCACGCATATCGTCCATTGTGCGGCGATCCACACTCTCCACGTATCCGCGCAGAACCTCTACCTGCTGAATCATGCTGTTCAGCGCAAGCATGGAGATGAAAAATGTAACAAAGCAAAACACCGCAAGCAGTGTGGTTGCTGTGTTCATCTCGTCCATCTTGCCCACTGCTCCAAGATAGACTGCACCCACAAGACCCACGAAAGCAGCGGTCGCAATTCCGATAGCACTAATGTTCTTCATGATTTTTCTCCTGTTGTTGATGTGATGAAAACCCGAAAGGGGTGACTGCGCCGGTCGGTCACAGTCACCCCTTGGGCATATGAAGTTTCCGCGCCTAATTAGGCGTTGGCAACCGACACCGAAGCGTCAGTCACGCCGCTGCCGAGCCGCTTGCTCCAACGGGAGAGCAGGATGCCCACGCCGCGCTCCGTGCACCCGAAGGTGTAGGTGCGGGTGTTACGGTTCGTGCGAGCATTGCGAAGCGCAATGTTCGTGCCGCTCACGCGATCCGCGAACGCGTCAAACTTGGTGGGGGTGCTGTTCTCGTAGAGGTTAACCGACACAGAAACGTTGTACTGATTCTTCATAACCAAATCTCCAAAAGGGCTTCTTTGAGTTTCGCAGTCGGTGTCAGCCCACACACCTTTCCGCGTTGTTGATACACACACTTTAGCAGACACAAACGCTGTGTCAAGAGTGTGCGTGCGATTTTCTATACTTTAAATGATGCCCTTCAAAAATTGGCTAACAGGACCGATCACGTAGCCGATCCACTTCCGCCAACCCGTAGACGGGGCAGCAGGAGCCGCAGGAGGGGCGCAGCACGGCTTGGGAGCGGTCTTGCCCTTCTCCCAATACGCATCGTCCTTGAGGTTGTGGAAGGCTTTGCTGTACTTCTCCATCACCTTCTTGTGGCTGTTCTTGATCTTCTTATTTTTAAGAACAGCCTCGTCCTTTTCTGCATTCCATTTATTAATGCAGTCGGTCACGTATTTGCTTTTGGGAGCCGCTCCTGCATATTTAAGAGTGCGAGGGGTCTTCTTATTATTTGAATTCTTCTTTGCCATTCCTAACCTTTCGTGTTAACTGTGTCCTCGGTGGGGCTTGAACCCACGACAAACGGATTAACTTACCACTTCGGCTTGCGCCGCCCTTGCGGTTCGTGGTCTGGACTTTGCCTTCATCCGTTCTGGATGCTCGCCGTCAAGTCTCTACACCTTCCCTTTCGGGCTTGGCTCGGCGTTGGGTGTTTCCACCGTTCACCGACTTTGACGAGATTCATTACACCATTCCTGATGCAATGCTCCTATGAAGTCCGCTACTCTACCAACTGAGTTACGAGGACGGTGTTCCTTACTCCAACGTGTCCCACAGTGTGGGGTTCCACTCCAAATCCAACACGCTCTTGCGTGCAAGCATTTGGTCGCGCAGATCATTCAAACGCTGAATGATGCTCTCCACTTCCGAAATCGTCCACGCGTCACCCGCCTCATGCACATCCACGCCGTGAATGTGTAGCACAGGGGTAAACGGATCGTAAACGCTTTCGGTAATGGTTGCTGTAATGTTAGTTCGTGTCATTTGTGTTCTCCTTGTTCGGAAGTCTGTGGGGTGTCCCGAAGAGTCCGTGAATGTCTTCGGAGCCGTTGATCCTATTTTTCCTGTTTCTGTATGCACCCATGATGTCAAATGCAACCATGTCGGAGATGTGGCGCAGGATCTCATCGTTTCCAATTGCATCCGCTTCCTCAAGGAACTCAAAGGTGACGGCAACACTTGCCTCAATCGTGCAGTTGAATCGCTTCTCACGCGCCCACCATGTGAACGGATTGTTTCGTATCCGCTCAATCTCGTCGGCGGCTTCGCGGCAGATTTCTCCATGCGGGACGCAAGTGCAGTCGCGCAGCCGAGTCACGATGTCGTTGTCAGTCATTTGTGATCTCCTTGAGGTATTCCCACCCACGCTTTTTGTATTCCCTGTCTACATCTTCAAAACGACAGGCTTGGTCTATGATCCAAGACATTACTTCCCGCCTCGCCTCATCGCGCTCCTTTTCAAGTGCAGAAACACGAAGTCCCCTCTTGTTCATCAAGGCTTCAACATCGGACTCCAATATCTCACACTTTTTCATCGCCTCGTCTCGCTCCTTCCGCAGCCGCTCAATCTCATCGGCGGCAAGTTTTGCTGTCATTGAGATACGGAGATCGCCGCATCCAACATTGCTGCACATGATTGCGTGAAGTCGGTTCACGATGTCGTTGTCGCCTACAAGGTCCATAGTTTTCCTTTCACCGCGAACGGCAGTTGATCCGCTGCGCACGACGCAGACCCTCACGATCCTCTGCGGACACCAAAACAATTTCGGGTGCGGTCTTGTGTCCCCAATCCATGAAGCCCACGAATGCCTTCACATCGGAACACCGAACGCAAGTTGTAGTGTGGGGCAGTGCTTCAATCCTGCCACGCGGAATGGTATTGCCGCACTTTGCACAGGTGCGCATCACCAACTCCTCTCGTAGCGGTCGCGGATGGTCTTGCACTGAATCCGTGCCTCACCCTTGGCAAAACCTGCACGCTCCTTCAGGGTGCGGCGGTTCCATCCAAACGGCTTGGACACGTGGGTTGCACACGCACGGAGAGCAGCGCCATGCCGCTCGGCTTGTGCGTCAATTGCATCAAAGGATCTCTTTGCCATGCACACACTCTAACCCGTGGGGGAGTGTGTGTCAAGCACCTGCAATATTTTTTTAGGCGAGGACTGCGCCTGTAATTCCTGCACCGAAAGAAATACCCCAAACACGAACATGGAATATTTGAGTGGTCACGGGCGGCAACTGCACACGGAATGCAGCAGTGGTTCCTGCGTCACCGAAAATCCAAAGGTCCGCAGTATTTCCTGTAGCCGTAGTGTTTGTAAGCATTACGCCCTTACACTTGCCCACAGCGGTATTATTTGCAAACGATTTGGCTTCATTGAATAGGTAACTCATTCGGTGTCCTCCATTACTCTATGTATAAAAAGATAGGGGGGTCTTGCGACCCCCCTTGCGGTCAAGCCGCGAGTGCCAGTGTGTTGTTGGCGTTTGTGGTTGAACAAGGGTTTTTAACGAGGCTCCTGAACACGCCCCGAATGCCTCCTGCAAGCCGTACTGCACGCCATCCGATTCCAGATCGCCCCCGTGGTCTTGGGTAATGGAGGCGAGGAGATTTGAACTCCTGTAATGTACGTGTTTCTTGCCGCTATCAACAGCACTAGTTTTATTTATGCAGGCTCTGCGATCTCGCTCTCGTTGTACGCACCAAGCCAAATGGGGAGTGGAACAAATACGGGTGCTTCCTGCGCGTCGTCCCACATCCACCATCCTCCTGCGGCTTCAGCGAGGAACTGTAGGATTTGCCCCTCCTCTGTTCCAGGCTTGTTCTTCACCATATGCCACAGGTAATGCTCCAACCCGATGATCCATCCTGCCGCGTAGTGCTCCTCGCTCATCTCCTGCATCGTGCGGAGCAGGAGAACCTTATGGATTTCTCTTGCGGTTAGTCTTCCGCGCACGGGGCTTCCGCTTGGTGAAGGCTCGCTTGCCTTTCCCCCAAATAGCCGCCCAACCGTCTTCCCAAGCCTGACGATCCAGTTTGCGATAGGAGTCGCCTTTTCCTGCACCATGTTGTCCTTCCACGAAGGCTCCATTTCAGCCCTGCGGCTTGGCAGCAAAACCGAATGGGGTCTGCTGTGGGGTCGCTGGCTTGTCAAAGTTTGCGATTGCATCTTGAACAATCTTGTTGATCTGCTCGTTGAACGTGAGATTGTTCGTGTGAGCCATCTTTGCGATCTTCATGAAAACTGCGTCACCGATCTGCATATCCAACGTTACGGGAGTTGTCTTCTTGGGTGTTGCCATAGTGTACCTTTCAGATTTTCATGCCAGTGGAATACTCAAAACTCTTCAACGCTGCTGCGATGGGAGAAACAATCAACCGCTCGGGATCTAGCCCGTGCGTGTTCACGGCACGCCGTGCAAGGGTATTTATGTCCCTGTCCTGATCCAACACCTCCACCACGCGAGGACGCTTTCCGTTCTCGCACGCCGCGAAACCCACAACCCACCAGCCGTTGTCAGAGTAGTCCAAGAACGACACCAACTCTGAACCGTCATCATCACTGTCCCAATTCTCAAAAGAGTCCATATCCATTCCTTTCTGTTTTGTAATGGAATGGGCAGTCCAGGTTTTGATCCTGGTTGAACCGGGTATAAGCCGGTCTGCGAAGCCATCCGCCCACTGCCCGTTTTGTTAGTTCCTTGCGATTGCCAAGAGGAGAGCCACAACTGAAATAATTGTGGTGATTACTGAAAACCCAATCAACCGATTCACGGTGTTCTCATCCAATTGATTTGGCTTGAGAGTGTACTGTGCCTTTTGCTTTCGCGCTGCGTGTTCTGCTGCCTTCTTAACCAACTTGCTCATCGGGGTTCTCCAACTGAATTTTGCACTTCTTGTTTGTGACATGACCGCTTGGGGTCTTGACAAGGTAGTTGCTCCTTTGGCGATCCTCGTCATGCCCCAATCGGTATCCGATTTGAGGGACTCCACGGCTACGGAGTCCCTCTAGGAGTGTGCTGTGTGCACGAAGAATCCCGATCACATCCTCCGTTGCACGGAGGGCTTCATCTTCACTTACGGGAAGCGGAATATCAATATGCAGCCGAAAACCGCTCATGTGTGACTCCTATGCACACACTATAGCGTGTCCCGTGGGGAATGCAATCCCTCTCATTCCCTTTTCTATATTTGTTTTGGGGGTTACTAGTGGTTACTAGTGGTTACTAGTGACTCTTAATGGAATCTATCATTCCATACCCGACACAGATACTTATACGAGTGGAAAATTCCAACCCATATAAAAGTTCATATTTCACTATACTTTAATCGCGAGACAATTTTTTCTTGTCAATCGCTTCAACAGATTTGCGGAGTTCAACCATTACCTTGGCTAATTGCCGCCAGTCGCTCATGTCAAGAAGGTATTCCTCATACGAGTGGACGGCAAGGGCAGAGGCGGCGAGTAGATCGTCCTGTAGTTCCTTCTCGGTTTTCTTCATGGGCTTACTCCTTTTTCCTGAAGAACTGGAGGATTCGGGTGAACCAACTTTTAGATTTCGCTTTTTGCTCATCTTGTTTGACCTTTATCTTGTATCGTTCTGCTTCTTCAATCACCTCATACATCATGATACGCTGAATGTGATCGTGCATTACCATAGGCGTGTCTTCAGAATATCTACTCCTCGCAAACTGTATGAGTTCGTAGACCTTTTTGGATTCTGCCAGCACCTGCCACTCGTTGCCGCCGTCTACGGACTCGTAGACCCCGTAGATTCCGTCCTCCCCGTCCATCCGCACCAAGTCAATTCCGATCACAGTTTCGCTGCTAAACATGGTGACACCTCTACCTGTATTTATGGAAATAGAAAAAGCCGCCCACAGGGGAGCGGCTTTTTCCGTTCACAAGGATTTCTTTTTTGATCAGTAACTGGCGTGAACGTTTCCGCCGTTCCTTGCTACGATTCTCATCCAATCGTAGAGCGCAAGGAGTTCGCGGAACGAAACGATTTCGTCCTTCCACTCGTCTTCATGGAGTGTGTGGGAGAGGAGTTGCGAAAGCCCACCGCAGAAATCGTGAACCTTTGCATTGTCCATGTCCTGATACAGCGTGTACTCCTCACCAAGCAGATCAGTCAGCACACGCGAATACTCACGCCCACGAAACGTGTTGTGGTTGAAAACGCCGAACGGATACTGCGGATCCGTTACCTTGATGCGCTCGCCGTACAGG